CTCCATACTAACTTCCTTAGAGGATATATGTCACATGAACCGAGTGCAATGGATCAACTTGGCCTTCAACTTGATGTTGGAGATTCTCAAGCTACTCCCTGCACTCGTGAGCCGTGCCGGGTCCTCAGTCACCAGGTTCGCGAAAGCGAGCTTGGCCAGATTGAGGTAACCCACTACGCGCCCGAGCCGGAAAATCTGTTGCCGTGGGAGTTGAAACCCTACGACCTCAGTGCCTGCTTGGATGCGTTGCAAACGGTTCTGTTGGCAATGAAACGTGGTGAGATCAGTTTCTCTTACGAGGACTGCTCCTGCGTCCACATGCCAACCTTCGTGACCTTTCGTCCACTAGAGAAGCGTTCGGAAGGGGACCTTGACGGCTGATAGCCGTTGCACTTTCGTGCAGTAATGCATGAGTGCTAATCACTATCCGGGGCGAACTCAATATCCCCGATGTCATTAATGTTCCACAATCCCTAAGACGGAATCATCATGCCATATCGTACGCGCACTCGCGGAGGTTTCACTAACCCCATGTGGAGATTCACTGCCTACAACGGCAGTGGAAATGCATCTGGGAGTGACACTTTCCGCAATGGCACGTACGAGAGCATGACTGATTTCGTCACGCCCGGCTTTCGTAAGAGAGTCGAGCGTGGGGAGGTCATAATGTCCCCTATGCAGAAGTCTTGTGTTGAGAGAAGTACGAGCGTCACTTCTTACGCTCACTTGATCTACAACAATGACCCTGCAAAATGGTACATATATTCCAATGGCCTTAGGACAATCGAGCTCAATGGGCTCGGCCCGTCCTCATCACTCATTCCTGCGATTGGTAGCTTTCTCCATTCGTATAATGATGTGAAGAATCTGGGTATCGAGGTTTCTACGAAAGTTCAATCAGAAATCGGCCGCGCAAGCACCGATTCCTGGGAGAACCTAGCAGAAACTGAGAAGACTCTGGCCATGATGTGGAAACCGCTCAAATCCTGGTTCACGTTCGAGCGCAAGGCTCGGGCGGCTAGCCTAGGTTTGAGTGCTGCCAGTGCTTGGCTTATGTACCGGTATGGTATTAAGCCTCTCGTTGGCAGCGTTAATGACATAATGGAAGCAGTGCAGAAGGGACTCAAACATGAAAGACAGACCACCCGCGCGAAAGGCGGTTTAAATGCCTATCTCGTGGATACTGTCAACATGACGAATTACGGTGTACCATCTACGCACACTCGTGTGCGTGGAGAGCATATCGCAATCCGTGGAGTCTCCCTCGACGAACTTACGCATGATTGGTCCTATCAGTTCGGCTTCGACGCAAAGTCGTTGCTTACACTGCCTTGGAACTTGATTGCGTATAGTTTCGTAGTTGATTGGTTCGTGAACGTCGGCGACTTAATCGGCGCCGTCGGTCAAGCCTTTCAACCTGCTTCCTTAGGTAGATGCCTGACCACGTCAAGAAGTGCTACAGCCAGTCTTACCGGCTACACCACTGCTTGGTATCCCACGTCGTACACGCAAGTGTCGCCGTGGTCGGGGTCATGCAAGGAGTTCGTGACTGAGAAGTCACGAGTTCCTTACCTTGAGAGTCCTGG